AAATTACGTCCGAACAGGATTGGCATAAAGGAATAAATAAATTTCATCAAGCTAGTGTTATTGAAGCAGGGACTACAAGAAAGCCCGACGATTTAACTTTTGCTAGAGGTAGACATTTAAAGAAAGCTCTGAATAGGATAGAGATAGATGGAGCCTTTTTAGAATTTGGTGTATTCTCTGGTAAAACCATTAACACAATTGCATCTCACGATAAAGCAATTGATAAAATGATACATGGATTTGATTCCTTTGAAGGTTTGCCTGAAGATTGGTTTACTAATAGTACGACAAAACCATCACATAAAGCAGGTCATTTTGCAAGAGACCTACCAAAAGTTGAAAAAAACGTAAAACTCTGGAAAGGTTGGTTTAAAGATAGTATATCAAAATACTTAGAAGAGCACCAAGAACCAATTGCTTTTCTACATGTTGATTGTGATTTATATTCAAGTACTGTAGATGTCTTGCACGGATTAAAAGATTATATTGTTGAAGGTACTGTTATAGTCTTTGATGAATTTTTTCCGTGGGGTAGAAAGAAGTATGAACTATGGGAACGTAATGAATACAAAGCATTAAGAGAATGGGCAATTGAGTTTGACAGACATCTTGAAGTATTATATCATAGTTCTCATCAGCAAACTTCAATTAAAATATTAAAATGACACCATTTGATTATATAAATTCAATTAACTTTTCAAAAGCAAATCTTATTGTAGATGAAAAGACAGAGAAAGATTATCTACCTTTTATTGTCAATAGAGGTCTAGGTTACTTTGCTGATACAGTTCTATTAGCAAATGAGATGAATCTAAACGGTCAATTAGATAAGAAGTTACAATATGATTTTCTTCGTATTATAGTAAAGAAAAAGAAAAGATTTAGTAAGTGGTTAAAGAATAAAGATGATGCTAAATTAGATATCATAAAAGAATACTATGGTTATAGTACATCCATTGCTAAACAGGTATTACCTCTATTTGAAGACGCTCAGATAAAAGAAATGAAGAAAAAACTAGACAAGGGCGGCAGTTCAAAGAAATAATTATTATAAATATCTTTAATGAACGAAGATATTATAGAATGGACACCGGGTGATATGTTGGAGGTTGCGTTAAACGAACCAGACGACTTTCTCAAGATAAAGGAAACACTAACTAGAATTGGTGTAGCTTCTCAAAAAGATGTGAATACATTATTTCAAAGCTGCCATATTCTACATAAGCAAGGACATTACTTTATCACACACTTTAAAGAACTATTTTTACTTGATGGTAAACCATCAACATTAACAGAGAGTGATTTGGCAAGACGCAATACGATAACTTCATTACTATCAGATTGGGGCTTATTAGACATAGTCAACCCAGATGTTATGGACAGTTATGCTGACATGAAATACATTAAGATTATATCTCATGCAGACAAAAACGAATGGAACTTGGAATCAAAATATACTATAGGTAATTCCAAAGGTAGAGCGTATTCATAGTATAAATAGAATCGTTGTGTTCAACAGAGCACAATTAAGTGTTCGTTGACAGTTAACGTATATATGAAAACGATAATGCTCGCATTACTGGCATGCATATTTGTCAGTGCCTATGGACGCGAAGAATTAGAAACATATAACTTACCGTCTGCATTTTTTGCAACAGCAGGTGATTATGTTTATATCGCAGCCCATATTAATAAAAACGGAGTCGTATACAAAGCAAGAGTACATGAAACAAATGGTAATCTTGATTTTTCACACGAAGCCTTACAAGCAGTTAAAAGCTGGATATTCAAACCTGAATACTATAATAAAAATGTTATAGTGCCAATCAGAGTTATTGAAGATTACCCAGCGATTGCTTCATTAAACTAGAAAATAAACCTGGCCCAATCTTTTTTATAAAGGTTGGGTCTTTTTTTGTATAAATATAAAGTGAAGATGCACACCAACGTGGTCTTCATACAATTATAACTCGCTTAACAAAGGAGAAAACATGACATACACATACCCAAACGGGACCATCTGGTCCGTAGGATTCGACCAAGTCTTCAATAGACTTGAGCTATTAAATAAACAAACTGCATCATATCCACCTCACAATATTGTGAAACATGATGAAGATAACTACGAAATCGCGATTGCTGTCGCAGGCTTCTCTCAAGATGACCTTTCCGTAGACTACCAAGAAAACATATTAACAATCTCGTCTAACGCAGTAGAAGAAAATGATGAGAAAGTATATGTTCATAAAGGTATCGCTAAACGCAAATTCAAGAAAGAGTTTACGTTGGGTGAATACATTGAAGTAGATGGTGCAGACTTAGTAGATGGTATTCTATCCGTTTATTTAAAGCGCAACTTACCAGAAGAAAAGAAACCACACAGCGTTTCAATCGGTACAGGTAAGAAAAAAGAGTTCCTCGCAGAATAGATTGGTCGGAGGTTTCTTTTAGAAACCTCCTTTTTTCTCTTTACATTTGTGCAGTTATAGTGTATATTATATAATGTATGAATAATTATGTAGACTTCTATACTTCCGTCGCTCGACGCGGAAACAATATTTTATATCGTGGATACGACACCGAGGGTAAACAAGACCTTCGTAAAATTAAATTCAGACCTACACTTTACGTAGAGTCAAAGAAATCAAACACCGAATGGAAAGGACTTGACGGCACTCCAGTTGAACCAATGCTGATGCCTTCTATGCGAGAGTGTAAGGATTTCATCACGCAGTATGGTGACCTCAAGAATTACAAAATCTTTGGCAATACCAAACACGTTCACGGCTGTATTCAATCTTTATTTCCAAGCGGTATCAACGCAGATACTAAACTTATCAATGTGGTAACGATTGACATCGAGACAGCATTTGACGATGGATTCCCACATCCTCGCGAAGCTTCACAAGAGATACTCGCGATTACAGTCAAATCAAGTCGCAACGATAAGTATGTGGTCTTTGGAATGAAAGACTATGATGCCAGTAAAACTGAGGTTGACCTGGATATTGAATACTTCCAATTTTACAACGAGAAAACTATGCTGTCCGCATTCCTAGAGTGGTGGAAAGAACCATTCAATACGCCAGATGTTATTACTGGTTGGAACACACGATTCTTTGATATACCATATATTGTCAATCGTATGGCTCGTGTACTAGGTGAGAACGAAACAAAATATCTTTCGCCTTGGGGATTGATAGAACAGAGAAAGATATTTGTTCAAGGACGTGAGAACATCACCTTTGATATTATCGGTGTTGAATCACTTGACTATATGGACCTGTTCAAAAAGTTTGCTTATACTTATGGCAACCAAGAATCATACTCGTTGAATCACATATCGCATGTTGTGCTCGGTGAAAAGAAACTAGACTATTCTGACATCGGTGACTTGATGGATTTGTATGATACAGACTTTCAGAAATTTATTGATTACAATGCTAAAGACGTTGCACTGGTTCATCGCATTGATGAGAAACTCGGTTTGATTGATTTGGTAATGACAATGGCTTATATGGCTGGTGTGAACTATTCAGATACACTTGGCACTACCGCAATATGGGATTGTATTATCTATCGAGAACTGATGAAGAAAAAGATTGCAGTCCCGCAACCAAATAAACATGAGAAGGTCAGTTTTGCTGGCGGATATGTTAAAGACCCACATGTTGGAATGCACGATTGGGTAATGTCTTTTGATTTAAATTCACTTTATCCTAACATAATTATTCAATACAACATGTCGCCGGAAACACTGATTAACGTCGATGGCGCAATCGGTGCAACCGCCGCGAACGGTGCTACATTCAGAAAAGACAAAAAAGGTATCATACCAGAGATTGTCGAGAAGATGTATGAAACTCGTGTTACCACTAAAAACAAAATGTTAGAGGTAAAGCAACAGATAGAAACTGACGGTAACACAGAGGCACTTGTTCGCGAGGCGACAATATTGGAAAACAAACAGATGGCGACTAAGATTCTTCTTAATTCGCTTTATGGAGCTATGGGTAATATCTGGTTCAGATACTTCGACTTACGAGTTGCCGAAGGCGTGACTCTTACAGGTCAAGCTGTAATCAAACATGCTGAGACATCGGTGAACAAATATCTACACAAAGTAATGCAAGACGATAAAGACCGTGTGATTGCTATGGATACTGACTCTCTTTATGTTTCTGTCGGTGACCTCGTTAATAAGTATTGCAAAGAAGACCCAGTGAAGTTCCTAGACAAATTTGGCAATGAGGCAATCGAACCAGTTCTCGCAAAAGCCTATGAACAGTTCGCAAAAGATTCTAATGCTTATGACAATCGAATGGTTATGAAACGAGAAGCAATCGCAGATCGTGGTATATGGACTGCTAAGAAAAGATACATACTCAATGTACATAATAACGAAGGTGTTCAGTATGCCAAACCAAAAATCAAAGTGATGGGCATCGAAGCCGTCAAGTCATCTACTCCTGCTATCTGTCGCGATGCTATGAAACAGATGTTCAATATTATTGTACAAGGCGACGAGAAGAAGACACAGAATGCCATCGCAGAATTTAGAGACTATTTCAAAACATTATCGCCCGACAAGATTGCTTTTCCTCGTGGTGTAAGCAGCGTGACTGATTACCAAGACTCACGAACAGTCTATCGTAAAGGAACACCTATACATGTCCGCGGATCGTTAATTTACAATCACTTGTTAAAAAAACACAACTTGACAAAGAAATACAGATATATAACAAATGGTGATAAAATCAAATTCATCTATCTGCTGAAAAGTAATCCTACTCGCGAGAATGTCATCTCATTCGCTGACGACCATTTGCCTAGTGAACTCGGCCTATCTGATTTCATTGATTACGATTTGCAGTTTGAGAAAACTTTTTTAGACCCGCTAGACATCATACTTAAATCAATCGGCTGGTCGGCCGAACCAATATCAACTCTAGAAGACTTCTTCGCATAATGGAAAACATATTAGGATTCGTTTACAATTTCTGTTTCATCAGCTGCTATTGGCCGCAGATAATCAAATCATTAAAGACTAAATCAGTAGATGATGTTAGTCCAATGCTTTATGTATTATCAGTTATAGGATACGCAGCGGCAACATCTTATGCTGTAATTAGATTTGGATTAGATTTTTGGCTTCTTTCTAATTACATACTTAGTGGAATGTCGGCAATTTTTATGATTGTTGTATTTTATCTGTACAAAAGCAAATAAATGTGGTATATTATATTATGAAGAAAAATAAAAAATTGAACTGTGATAATCACGACCTCCTTGTTAGAAAGGACTTCTGGCTTTCAATGGGATTATATGCTGGAATTATCATAGCATTATTAACCTTAGCAGATAAATTTTAATATGGGTAAAGGAATGGAACCAAAGAAAGGGTACGACGATAAGAAGTACAAAGATAACTACGATGGCATTGATTGGTCAAGCACTCGTAAAAACAAGCAGGGTTATATGAACTCTGCTACTA